GGTGAAAAAGTCGCGAGAAGGCACTAGATTAATTCAATTTAAGTCATCCCTAAGTTATTGAAATGATGAGATTTTATGGAACGTGAAAAAAAGGCCAAAAAGACCCCGACTGGCAAAATTGCAGAAAAAAAGCTCGATTTGAGCTTTGTTTCACTCAACCAACTTGAGCAACTCACTGGCCGAGAGCATCGCACAATCAAAAAGCGCCTTGAGGGAATTGAGCTTGTTGATACCGGTGGGCAATTCAAGAAGTGGCCCGCCAAGATTGCACTGGCAAAGATTTATGATGCCGAGCGAGAGCCTGACGAAATCAACGGCAATCAACAAAAGGCTCGCCTCACTAAAGCGCAAGCCGACATGGCAGAGCTTGAGCTTGCAGCGATGAATGGCCAGTATGTCAAAATCGAAATGCTTGAAACGGAATGGGCTTCAATTGTTTCAAATATCAGGGCCCGCTTTCTTTCAATGCCATCAAAGCTTGCACCAAGACTGTCAGGGATTAGCGATGCGCGATTGGTTGAGGATGAACTAATCAAGGAAGTTTACGAAATCTTAGGGGAGCTTTCCAAATATGAGCCAAGAGGCAACACAACTGCAAGCATTACAGAGTTTGACGAATCGGACGATGAGGCTCTTCTCGCCGCCACCACCGCTGACGATTAGCGAATGGGCCGACAAGTTTAGAAAGCTTTCACCGGAGTCAAGCGCGGAGCCTGGCCTATGGCGTACCGACCGCACACCATACATGCGCGAAATCATGGATTCGATTGGCAATCGGTTTGTTGAGCGCGTGGTGATCAAATCAAGCGCGCAGATCGGTAAAGCCCTCGCCATCGACACGCCAATACCGACGCCTTACGGTTGGACCACGATGGGCGAGCTCAGGGCTGGCGATTATGTTTTTGACGAGGAAGGAAATAAAACGCTCGTAACATTTGCAACTGAGGTCATGAATGAGCGCGAGTGTTTTGAATTCGTTTTCAGCGATGATTCAAAAATCGTTTGCGATGCAGAACATATTTGGCGCGTTGATGAAAGAATCGCAAGCACAATCAAGACTCAAGACAGAACCGCAAAATATATTTTCGAGCATCAAAAGACCAAAGGCAAAACAACTTTTTCAATTCCAATTGCAAAAGCAATTCAATTGCCTGAGAGAAACTTGCCGATTTCACCTTACACGCTAGGCGCTTGGCTTGGCGATGGAATAAGCGTGAACAATTCAATGATATTTCACAAAGATGATTTTGAAATTGCTGAAGCAATTGCGCATGACGGTTACCCGATTTTTGTTTGCAATCGAGATAAGCGAAATTTAAACGTGATTAACGTAACGATTGAGCCTAGTAGCATTGCAAGAAGCTCAAATCAAAAAAGCTTTAAAACTCATTTAAGTGAACTTGGCTTAATTAATAACAAACACATTCCTGAGAAATACTTGCGCGCATCATACGAGCAAAGGTTCGAACTTTTGCAAGGCTTAATGGATACGGATGGAACAATAAATAAGGAAGGTCATTGCGAACTTGTTGGCGTTAATCGTGCGCTCATGAATTCATGCCTTGAACTTATTCGCTCGCTTGGAATTAAGGCCACAGTCAAACAAGGAAAAAGCGCATATTACAAAAACGGCAATCGCTACAATGCGCAAGATCGGTTTAGAATTTATTTATTTCCAAATAAAAATCAGCCTGTTTTTAAACTTAAAAGAAAACTTAAGTTAATGGTGCCACCTGAAAAGCAAAATAACCGCTCAAAAATCAGAATGATCAGAGAAATAAACCTGGTCAAAAGCGTGCCAGTAAAGTGCATTCAAGTTGCAAGCAAAAGTAAACTTTATCTTTGCGGTAAAGAAATGATACCAACGCACAACACTGAGCTCATCAATAATTGCATTGGCTATTTTATCCATCAAGACCCAAGCCCGATGCTAGTTTTGCAGCCAACTCTTGACATGGCTCAAGCGTACTCAAAAGACAGGCTCGCGCCAATGATTCGCGACACTGAAGTATTGCGCGACAAAGTAAACGACGTAAAATCGCGCGATGGCGGAAACACTTTGCTTCAAAAGAAATTCCCAGGCGGCCACATTTCACTAGCTGGCGCAAATTCACCGGCCTCTCTTGCATCAAGGCCAATGAGAGTGGTGTTGGCTGACGAAATTTCTCGCTATCCTTTAAGCGCTGGCACTGAGGGTGACCCCGTTAAGCTTGCCCAAAAGCGTGCAACAACATTTTTCAATCGCAAATTCATTGAAGTGAGCACACCAACTATTTCAGGTGTTTGCAGAATTGAGAAAAGCTACAATGAAAGCGATCAACGAGAGTTTCAAATTGCTTGCCCACATTGCAATCACTTTCAAACGCTTGAATTTTCACGCATCAAGTGGGAAGGCGAAGAGCAACCAATCAATGTTCGCTATGAGTGCGCTGAATGCCAGAAAACTTTTCAAGACAATAACAAGCACGAGCTTTTGATTGGCGGAAAATGGAAGGCAAAAAAGCCATTCACCGGCACCGCTGGCTTTCACATTAATGAGCTTTACTCGCCATGGCGCAGGTGGGAGCAAGTGGTTAAGGATTTCATCGAAGCAAAAAGCGACCCTGAGCGGCTTAAGGTTTGGGTAAACACCGCAATGGGAGAAACATGGAAGGCAAAAGAGGGCGATTCGCCTGATTGGTCAAAGCTTTACTTACAGCGCGAGCATTACGAAATTGGAAGCGTGCCAGCGCCTGTTTTGTTTTTAACGGCAGGTTGCGACGTTCAAAAAGATCGAATCGAGTGCGAGGTGATTGGTTGGGGGAAAGATAAGCAACGTTGGTCGATCATTCGCCACCAATTTTTTGGCGACACTTCTCAGGACACCTCAGAGCCATTTCAAAAGCTTGATGAAATTTTATCTGAGCAATTTTTTAAAGATGATGGCAGAGCACTTGAAATCAAAATGCTGGCCATTGACTCAGGTTTTAATACGCAAGCCGTTTACAATTGGAGTCGTCGCCAATCACCAACTCGCGTAATGGTGGTAAAGGGCCGTGATAATTCGCCAGCAATGGTTAATCAGCCAACGGCCGTTGACGTTCACGCTGGCGGTAAACGTATTTCAAGAGGCGCAAAGGTTTGGACCGTGGGGAGCTCAATCATCAAGTCAGAGCTTTATTCTTGGCTTAAGCTACAAGCGCCAACAGACGGCAAAGAATACCCGGCTTGCTTTTGCCACTTTCCAGAATATGACGAGGATTATTTTAAACAATTAACCGCAGAGCAAGTGACTTCAAAAGTGGTGAACGGAAACAGGGTGTTTTTTTGGGAAAAGGTACGCGAGCGAAACGAAACACTTGATTTACATGTTTACGCAAGAGCGGCTGCGCATGTTGTTGGCCTTGATCGGTTCAATGAATCGCAGTGGGCTCATCTCACACCCTCAAGCGTGCCGGTGCCATTAAATACACAAAACGTTGCCAATAAGGTGCAACCAACGGCACCAACTCAACCACAAAGGCCTCAGCCAAGGCGAAAATCAAACTGGCTCTGATTTATTGCGTACGCTGTTAGCTTTTAAGTCATGGCGTTCACTACCTCGGACCTGGAAGCAATTGAAAGTGCAATTAAAAGCGGAACTTTGAAGGTTAAATACCAAGACAAGGAAGTGCAATACCGCTCACTCAGCGAACTTCAATCAATCAGAAATCAAATTATTTCTGAGCTCAAAGACACTTCAGAGCTTTCTGAAGGCCTTCAAAAGACGGTTGGAACAAAGCGCATTTTAACTTCATTCGACAAGGGCCTTTAACAAATGAAAGAAAACATTTTTGAGCGAATTATTGCTTTTTTCTCGCCAAGTATTGCAGCAAATAGAGCCAAGTCACGGACGGCATTGGGGCTTTTGAATAGCGGCTCACGTCGCTATGAGGCTGCAACAAAGGGAAGGCGCACGCAAGGATGGGTAGCGCCAAGCTCTTCAAGCAACGTTGAGTTAAATGGTGCGCTCGATACACTTCGCGCACGCTCTCGCGATCTTGCAAGAAACAACCCTTACATGAGCCGCGCACTTCAGGTTATTACAGGGGCAACTGTTGGCGATGGGATTAGCCACAAATTCACAGCGAAGAGCGAGCCACAGCAAAAGAAAATCGAAGACCTTTGGCGAGCATGGGGTGAATCTAAAGCTTGCGACTTTTATGGCCTTGGGAACATTTACACCTTACAAGCTCAAGTCATAAAATCGGTTGCTGAAGGTGGCGACTGTTTTGCACGCAGAATTAAAACAAAAAGCAATGATGGCTTAAGCGTGCCTTTGCAAATCCAACTTTTAGAGGGCGATTTTGTTGATAATGCATACACTACAGACCTTGGCGGCGGAAAAAGTGTCATTCAGGGCGTTGAGTTTGATTCAAAAGGTAAGCGCGTAGCTTATCACATTTGGAACAAACACCCCGGCGATGTTGGAAGCAAGGAGCGAATCAGAGTTGATGCGGCCGACATTATCCCTATTTTCAGAGTTGATCGGATTGGCCAGGTGAGGGGAGCTCCATGGGGTGCGCCTGTCATGATGAAACTCAATGAGTTTGGCGAATATGAGGATGCGCAACTGGTACGGCAGAAAATGTCAGCCTGTCATGTTGGCTTTATTTACGACATTAATGGCATTGCTGACTCGCAAAGCGCGCCACCGGTTGACAAGTTTGAGCCAGGAATGCTCGAAGTATTGCCACCGGGAATGGACATTAAATTTAATTCGCCCCCTGGCGTGGATGGCATGAAAGATTATTCAAACCAAGTTTTGCATGCGATTGCTTCAGGCCTTGGCATTTCTTATGAGGCCCTGACTGGCGATTTTTCACAAGTGAATTTCTCAAGCGCTCGAATGGCAGCGATTGAAATGTACCGCAACGTCGATCAATGGCGTTGGAATATGTTAATCCCACAATTTTGCGAAGTGGTTGGTAGCTGGTTTTTAGAGGCAGCGGCCTTGACTGGCGTAAAAACTGAAGGCGTCACACAGTCTTTCACAGCTCCAAAACGCGAAATGATCGACCCAGGCGGGGAAACGTTGGCCATTCAAAGACAAATCCGCTCTGGTTTAAAAACTCAGTCGGAAGCTTTGCGTGAGCTTGGTTATGACCCGAAAATAGTTCTTTCCGAAATGAAGTCTGACAATGACCTCATTGATCAGCTTGGTTTGGCACTTGATACCGACCCAAGAAAAATGAGCCAAATCGGTTTTGCTCAACAACCGGCAACAATCGACAAATTAATGGAATAAATAATTTTTAATTCCGTACGCGGTAGCCTTGAAAAAGAATATGAGCAAAAAGCAAATTCAAATTGGTTCATTATCACGCGCTTTTGGTTTTATACCTAACTCTTTAAAGCCTGAAGAGCGAGCAATTGACTTTATTTGGACCACAGGCGAGCGCGTATTGAGAAATGATTTTTTCGATGGCCCTTTTTACGAGGAACTCGAAGTGAGTGAAAAAGCGATTCGCATGGATAGGCTCAACAATGGCGCTCCATTGCTCAACACTCACCAACAAGATGATTTGAATAAGTTGATGGGCTCCATGGTTCGCGCTTGGATTGACAAAGGCGTGGGTTATGGAACCGCAAAAATCAGCAAACGCGCCGACGTTGAACCTTATTTTCAAGACATTAAAGATGGAAACATTAGAAATGTTTCGGTTGGTTACCGCGTTTATTCGATGACTCTTGTTGGCGATGACAACGGAGTGCCAATTTATCGCGCAACCGATTGGGAGCCGCTTGAGGTTTCATTGGTGCCGGTTGGGGCCGATGCTTTTGCCGGCGTTCGCGCTGACGATGCAAAAAATACTTTAACAATCGAGAGCGCTGAAGCTCAAGGAGAAATCAAAATGGATGAGCCAGCATTGGCACCACAAGAGCAAGTGATTGCTCAAGATGAAATTAAAGCGGAAGAAATTTCTGCAAAAGAAGAGCCCAAAACTGAAGAGGTAAAAGTTGAGCAACCCGTTGAGGAAGTTCGCACCGCAACCGAATCAAGCAGCAAAAACGTTCTCGATGTATTGAGCGCAGTAAGAGCTGCCGGGCTTTCAGTGGAAGTGGCTGAAAAATTTATCAAAGAGAAAAAACAAATCGAACAAGTACGAAAGGAAATTATCGACATGGTATCAACTAAAGAAAACATCGCTCCACACATTGAGGCAGGACGCGACCAATCAGAAACAATCACTCGCGGGATTGAAAACGCTCTCGCTCACAGACTCAACCCAAAAAATGAGCTCACTGATTTGGGCCGCCAATATCGTGGAATGACTGTTTTGCGTATGGCTGAGGAAATCCTTGGCTCAAAAGCACGCGGAATGAGCAAAATGGCTCTTGCTCGCGCTGTTTTGGTTAGCTCTGCATTTCCTAACTTGATGGAAAACATCGCTCAAAAACAAGTGATTGATTCTTTCAAGACCGCACCAAGCACTTTTGAAGCTTGGACAAAAAAAGGCACTTTGGTTGATTTCAAACAAGCTTCTCGCTTGATGAATTCAGGTGCGCCAAATCTTGCTCTTTTGTCTGAAGGTGCAACAATCACTGAAGGCTCAATGACTGACAGCCGTAAAGAATATAACCAACTTGCGACATACGCGAAAAACGTTGTTCTTTCCACTCAAGCAATCATCAACGACGACCTTGGTCACTTTGACGATGTTTTGAAACTTTTTGCGATTTCTGCAAAACGCACTGAGAGCTCTTTGGTTTACACCACCACTTTGGTTGGCAATCCAAACATGGCTGACTCAGTGGCGCTTTTCCACGCTGACCACGGCAACACTGCAACCGCTGCGGCTCTTTCCATTGATGCACTTGAAACAGCATTCATCGCAATGCAATCTCAAATGACAATTGATGGCAACGATTACGCTGACATCATGCCTAAGTTCTTGATTGTTGGTTTGGCTCTTGAAAAAGAAGCAAAACAAATCTTAGGCGCTTATCAACCGGCACAAGCTTCAAACGTAAATCCATACGCTGGCGCTCTCAACTTGATTATTGACCCTCGCGTAACCGGCAACAAGTATTTCTTGGCGGCTGACCCAGCAATCAACCCACTCGTTGAGGTTTCTCACCTCGAAGGCCAAGAGGGCCCTATGGTGATTCAAGAGCAATCCACTTCCGTTGACGGCATCATTTACTCTTGCCGCCACTACGTTGGTGTGAAAGCCCTTGACTGGCGCGCAGGTTATTACAACGCTGGCGTTTAATAACTAAAAAAGCATTAAATTGGGGGGCGATTGGCAATGCTGATTGCCCCCTTTTTAATTGAAAGAGGCTTGAATGGATTGGAACCAATTGACCGGGCAAATTTTAGATGCTTGCAAAGTAAGCTTTGGCGAGCTTTGCGTGCACAAGCCAGCCGGCTCAACTGATTTTGAATCCTTCACTGGCGTTTTTAACACTCAAACCGCGCAAGCAAACGCGATCACTGGCCAGACTGTAATGACTCAAAAGCCAAGGCTTTTAGTAAAGCTCTCAGATTTTACGCAAGAGCCAGCTCAAGGCGACAGAATCACAATCAGAGAAAATGATTACAAAGTCACGGATGTTGTTCGCGATGGCCAGGGTGGCGCTGAATTAAGCCTTCACAAAATTTATGAGTAAACAACAAGACATTAGGGATTACATCAAGGCAACTCTTGATGCCGCAAACATCGCGGGCATTGACGCAATTTATTCAAATTTTTACCTTCCGATTCAAGAAGAGCCTCAAGATTTGATTGTAATTCGCGATGACAGCGAAGAGGCAAGCGAGCCGGTCCAGGGTTACACCTTCAGTGAAAGAACATTGCAGCTTGTTGTCGAGATTTTAGCAGAAACAACTGAAGGCAACATCGACAACATTTTAGACAATTATCAAAACGCCATTGAGCAAGCGATCAAGATGGATTTTTCAAGCAATGGCACAAAGCCTTACCACTCGATTTTTTATAAAGGGCGCAAAAAAGAAGTGGCAAGCGATGGCGCAAGCTACATTGGCGGGATTGAAATGCGGTATGAGGTCAAATATGAGCTTATCTTTTGAGCTTATTAAGGCCTTAAAAACCGTACGCTATTAGTCTTTAAACTAAGGAGATTTTTAAATCATGAGCTTATCAGAAAAACGAATCATTTTTGGCGTTCACCAAGTAACGCCTTACTCGCGCACTACCGGCAAGCCTTACGGCACGCTTAAGTGCCTCAAATCATCAAGCCTTTCTCTTTCAGGCGAAAGCGTTGACCTCAATGCTGGCTCCAACAAATACGCATGGGCTTCCGAAGACTCCAAAATTTCAGCCGAAATGAGTTTGAAGTTTTCAGAATACCCGGCATTTTTGTTTGAGCTTTTCCTTGGAAAAGCGCCAACTGAAGCAAGCGCAGACGCGGCTGGCTCTGTTAGCACACCGGTTGAATTCAAAGGCACTAGCGTAATTGATGCCACAACCGGAATTGCGAGCATTTCTGTTATTCCAACTACTGGCGCAGCAAACCTGAAGAGCGGAAAATATACTGTTGTTGCAACTGACACCAACAAAATTGACATTTACGCGCACGCTGACATTGATTTCTCTCGTGGCACAGATATTAGCTACCAAAACGACGAGCTTAAAATCAACTCAAGCGCAGTAACAATCACAAGTGGCTCAAACGATGTTGCTTCAATCGGCATTCGCTTCACTGGCGTTGGCACACCGGCTTTCGTTGTTGGCGACACTGTAACTTTTGAAGTTAAAGCACCAAGCTCTCGCTCAATGGAAGTAACAATCGGCTCTCTTCAGGACGCATTCCCTGAATTTGGCGCTGTCATTGTGTCTCAAAAGCGCGGAAATGGTGAAATCACCATTATTGACGCTTTCAAATGTAAAGGCGCAGGCATGCCGCTTGGCTTTGAGCAAGGCGCATTCTCTGAGTCTGAAGTGAAATGCAAAATGCTTTACGATACCGATAAAAACGGCGTGTTCAAATTCTTGTCGGTTTCAGCTTAATCTCTCTTGGTTGTCACTTAAAATGTGGCTTTCAATTAAAGGGCTCACAATCTCGGTTGTGGGCTCTTTTTTTTCCTATTAATTTTGTACGCCTTTAATCTAAAGCAATCATGCAAAACAAAGTGACAAGTTTAGAGGATTTCAGGCCAAAGGCTTCAGAATTCACCATTTATAGCACCGGGAAAACTTATGAGCTCAAGGAGCTTGATGCGGCTACTGAGTGTGCAATCAAGGACAAATACGGCAAAGCCATTCAAGAGCTCATGGAAGCCGGCAATCAAAATGCCATTTACGAAATCATTTTCAGGCTCATCAAAGACAAAAGCGACTTTAAGGCTGAAGAAATCGAAGAGATTGACGTTGATGGCAACTCAAAAAAGCTCATCGTTGGCGGCGTTGAAAAGTTTAAACGCGCGCTGACTGGCGGGCTGAAAGAATCCGTTGCATTGGCTAATGCCTTGACCGTTGCGATTTATGGCAAATCGGCTGACGAGCTGGTTGAGTTTGCAAATCAGCAAACCGAGGCTAATGAATTAAAAAAAAAGAGGCTCAAGAAATAAATTGGACGCAAATTGTTGATTTGCTTGCTAGTGAATACGGTTGGCAAATTGAAACAATTATCAGCCTTCCAAGTCGTCATATTTTCGCGTTTTATGAGGCCATCATTAGACGCAGACACGAAGACAAGCAATTTCACGCTTCAATTCATGGCGTAAAAATTGATGATTTTGATGTATTGATAAAAAATTCACAGCCTATTGAGCAATTAAATTCCGATCAAGAGCATACTATTAACAAAGCGCTTGAAAAGTATTTTGCGCAAAAAAGCGGGGAATAAAATTGCCAAATCGTACGGATTACGAAATCAGATTAATTGGTAAGTCTGAAGAGTTGGTGAAAGCCTTAGACAAGGCCACTGAAGCTCTTAAGAAAACCCAAAAAGCAAACGATGACTCAAAAGTAAGCTTTTCAGACGTTGCTGCAAGTGCTGCCGCTGCATTTGCCTCAATCAAGTTTGTTGTTGCTGACAGTGTTACCGCTTTCTTTGAAGCTGATAAGGCAAGCCGCCAACTTGATCAAACGCTCAAAGAAAATGGCGTAAGTAAGTACAAAGAGGATTATAAAGCTTTAGCAGACCAATTAACCGAGTTGATTGGCATTGATGATGACGCCGCAATTGCCGCATTTGCGCAAGGTCAAGCCATGCTTGGCAACGTTCAAATTACAAAAGAGCTGACAACTGCCGTTGCAGATTTTGCGACTTTAAAGGGTAAGGATTTTGCAGAGGTTTTTGACAAGGTGACTAAGACCGTTGGCACCAACACCAATGCGCTTGCAAAGCTTGGCATTGAGGTTGAGGCTGGCGGAACCAAGCAACAAAGGCTCGCTGAAATCATTGACCAACTCAATGGCAAAGCAAGGGGCTAGGCTGAAGCATCTCAAAATGGCGAGGTGGCATTTAAGCGCTTAAGTGTTGCCGTTGGGAACCTAAAAGAAGCCATTGGCGAGCAATTGGCACCATCGCTGACAACGGTTGCCTTCAAGCTTACGGAATTCTTTAAGAGCATCAAAGAAAATGATTCTTTTGTGAAGTTTGTTTCAATTGCTTCACTCGTTGTTGCTGGAATTCTTGGCGTGGTTGCTGCAATCAATACAGCCGCGCTCGCGTTCGCTCAATTTCAAAAGGCATGGGTTGCAATTACATTATTGCTTGAATTAAACCCTTGGGTTTTGGCAATCACTGGCCTTGTTGCGCTTGGTGCGGTTATTTACAAATTTTCAGACGAGGTTTTGGCTGGCGGTACGGCTGCAATCAAAGCTTTCGTCACTTTCGTTTCTGAAGCTTTTAATGGTATTTCAATTATCATTCAAGGCGCTCTTTTATTGTCGCCATCTCAAATACAAGTTGGATTAAATAAAATTAAAAATGCTGTAAGTGACAGTATTGATGTTGCAAAAAATGAATACATTAGAAAGAAATCAGAGCTTGATAAGGAAAAGCAATCAGCCTTAGCACCGCCACCGGTTATTGATGAAAAGCCAAAAGCTCAAAAGCGAGGCGAGCGTGATTTAACCAAAGCCGAAAATGAATTGATTCGCCTTGAGATTGAAAAAGCGACCAAAGAGCGCATTGATTTAAAGAAAAATGAAATAGAAATTCTTAAAAAATTAGATACCGAGCAACACCAAAGCCAAAGGCAATTGCTTAAGCAACAGCTTGAGGAAAATAGGGCAGAGCAAGAGCGCTCAAGAATTGGCGATTTAGATAACCGCACGCAATATCAAACTCAAATTTTGGCTCAAGATGCTGACTATTTGGCTTTATCAGGCGAGCAACAAGCAGAATATCAGCGACTTTATGGCGGGAGCTTGATTGCGGCTCAACAAAATGAAAACGAGATCAGGCTTCAGACCATTAATGAAAAGCAAAAGCAAGAGATTGCCGAAAACAATCGTTTCATCAAAGACAAGCAAAAATACGGCGTAGCGGTTGCCTCAATCAATAAGGTTCTTTATTCCGATGAGGTAAAAGAGTTTCAAGAAAGCTCAAACCAAATGGCTCAATTGTCGCAATCAAAAAACGCGACATTAAAAAGCATTGGTAAGGCATACGCTCTTTCAAACATCGCAATCTCAACCGCTGAAATGGCGACAAAGGCATACAGCTCACTTGCCGGCATTCCTTTGATTGGTCCGGTGCTCGGTGGTATTGCAGCCGCTGCAGCAATTGCTTTTGGAGCGGAAAGAACGGCTGACGTTTTAGCAGCAAACGCCGGCGGTATTGTGCCAGGTAGTGGGCCAAATCAAGACAGTGTGAGTGCATTTTTAACACCTGGCGAGCTTGTGGTGCCACGCCAAAACTATGATGAGGTAGTCAATGCCGTTGCCTCTCAAAGAGCTGGCAATGGGAACTCTGGCAACGATGTTGTCGCTGCAAAGCTTGACCAATTGATTGGCATTGTTTCACAAGGCACAACTGCAACAATTACAACAAACAATCAAAATGACCCGCTTTTAAACATTTTTGAAGCGCTCAACTATTATTTGGAATTTAGAAACTTTCGACTTTATGGGGTGAATTCATGAGCTTAATTCCAAAGATTCAATTTGGTGCTTTATTCGCATCAACAATCACTTTTGATTATCCCGCCATTGATGATGATGGGGAGAAAATCAGCGCAAAAATCACTGAAGCCGAAAGCCAAAGTGGCGTGAAGCAAGTAAAATTAAACTACATCGAGGCGACAAGACAGGTTAATTTTTCATTTTTGAGCGAATCATTAGTGGGCCAGCTCCAAAGCTTTTATGTGACCCATGCAATTTATGGCAACGCTTTTCGATATTATGACGATAAGGATTTAACGACTTATTATCTTTATCAACTCGACAAGTTTGAGCTCGAAAAAAAGAAAATCACAGCCGTTGGCCCAAGCTCTTTTATCTATTCACTAAAAATTTCAATGAGGCGAATCATTAACGCCAATGATGATTTGGACATTAAGGAGTCTATGAGCGCAAACATTTTAAACAATCAAACAACGCCAGTCTCAATTCAAGGATTAAACTTTTCAGGCTCAACTTCAGGCCGCGTGAGTTATGAGGTCAGACGCATTACTAGCACGCAACAAAAAGAGGCTCTTGGCGAATTGATGATTTTATATAAATCAACCGGCTGGCAAATCAGTGACTCATATTTTGGCGATTCAACTGGCGTGACTTTTTCAATCACTGCAACCGGCCAAATACAATATGTTAGCTCAAATTTAACTGGCTCAAACTATACTGGCATCATTTATTTTACTGAGATGAAAAGCAACGGATAGATATTTATGGAATTTTCAAAATTTATTGAATGGGCTTTTTATGGGGTTATCAGTGGCGGAATTTACATCATTGCGCAATCCATTAATTCAATGAAAGCCTCTGTTATTGAATTAAATGTTAAGCTTGCAACCGTAATTGAAAAGGTAAGTTATCATGAAAAGGCTTTAGATGATCACCACGACAGAATCAGAGATTTAGAAAAAAATAAATGAGTTACAATACTGAGGTTGTTACAAATAAGAATTACCAGGAAAATGTCGTTATTCAACTTTACGGCGAGTATTTTTCTATTTGTCAGCCTGACAGCGGTTTGGTGATTAAGCCTTTTTTAAATAAAACGATTGCTTCATGCGTATTGAATCCAACAACGATTGACCTTAGACGCGTGAGCACTACAATCTCAACTTTCAGCTTTAAAATCGTTGACCGTTACAACTCACTTTCGCAAATTATTCAAGGCACTGGCGCAAACGTTATTGGCCAACAGGTCAGAATTTTCATTGGGCGCGTAAATGTTGGTATGGATTTTAGCGAATATAAAGAATTGCCAATTACTCGCATAAAAAAAATTGATTATTCTGACAATTCCTACAATATTTCAAGCAGTGAAGAAACTGACCGGATTGACAAAGAAATTTACCAGATTAAAACAAAGCTTGCGGTTGATATTTTGGCAGCAACAACCGTCATCACTGCCAGCGATTCACTGGCATCATGGCCAGCTTCTGGAAACATCATCATTGATAAAGAAGTGATTTCCTACACTGGCATTGATTTAGTGAATAACTATTTCACCGGTTGCGCAAGGGCCCAGCTCTCAAGCATTGCAAAAGAATATGATGCCGGCTCTGACATTTTTCTTTTTGAAACGGTGGTTGGCAATCCGATTGAGATTATCTTACAAATTTTAACTTCAGGCTCCGGCGTTGGCTCTTATGACGTGCTCGAAAGTGGGTGCGCGATTGACCCAAGCTTGATTGATATAACTGGAATTGAAGAGCTGAGGGCAAAGCATTTTTCAACGACTCAAGTGACCTGTTATTTTTACGACATTAGCAGCGCTTTAAAGCTAATTGAAGACCAACTTTTGACACCATTTAGGCTCAGAATGGTGACCAATCAAAATTCAAAAATCACAATAAAGCAAATGGACCCGGTCGAGATTATTGGTGAAAACGTGATTGACGATTCAAGCATTGTAAAGAATCCAAAATGGTCTGTTGATGATAACAAAATCACCAATAAGATTCAGATTGATTGGGATTACAACGAAATCACCGGCAAATATCTCAAAAGCAACACTTTCACCGATGCAGCTTCAATTGCAACTTATGGCGAAAAGCCCGCTCTTAAATACAGCTTTAAATATATAAGAGAGGCTCAAGACGGTTACAATATTATTTTTGAGCTTCAAAAAATGCTCTTAAATCGCTTGAGTGTTCCAATCCCTGAAATCTCATTCAACTCGCACATGGATAAAAGCGGGCTTGAGTTACTTGAAAGAGTAAAGCTCACGTCATCTCAAACGCCTGAGTTTGATGGCTCCATCAATTTTTCAAATGAGGTTGAGATTGTGTCACTAGGGATTAATCAAAACACTGGCGATGTTGCTTTTAAAGTTGCCTTTACTTCGGGCTCTTTTAACCGCTTTTGTTTCATTGCCCCTTCAGACATGGTGATGACCGTAATAAACCAAAAAACAGTGGTTTTGCCGGCAGGTCGTGGCGACATGTACCGGGTTGGTTGGAAATTGAGGCTTTATGACAACACCGCTCGCGACTATGTTGCTGGCGAGCCAGTAAACGAGATTGTTGCAATAAGCGGCGATCAAGTGACCTTTGCGAGCGACTTTTCAACCACTCTCACAACAAGCCACCGGCTCAAGTTCGCCAACTATGATGAGGTGACTGAAAGCCAAAAAAGGTACTGTTTTATCTCTGATTCTGGCCTTGATTTTAGCGACTCAAAAAGGACGTACGTTGTTACCTTATAAAAATGGCGCTACCAAATCCGATTGCAAGCACTCAAACCGATGCTAAACGCCCTGTTGACGACGATCTAATTAACTCAATTCGGCTTGATTTGAATTACTTGGACGGCCTTTTTTCAGCGGGTAACTACAATTTGAGCTTTGGCCTTGATGGGCAACTTGTTGTCGCTTTTGGCTATAAGAGAGCGATTGATGCTATTCCGCTTTATAAAGATTTTTTGCCTTCTTATTGTCGATTCGGGCTTAGGAAATCAGGCGTTTCTGGCCAGCTTAAAATTGATATTAGAACGCACAATCAATGCAAAATCCCGATTACTGGCATTGATCACCAATTTGAAGGGGCCACTCAATCGGTTGTGAACATTGCGCCAGCTTTGGCGACTCAATCCATTTCACTTGCCACACCTCAGATTTCAACTCAGTCAATCACTTATGCCAAAAGCGCATTGAGTGTTTCTTCAATCGTTGTTTTTTCAAGTGGCCAAGTAAGATACAATCTTTCAAGCACGCCTGACTCTGATTTTTCAATCGGTGATTCTGTTGTAATTGCTTCATGCACAAACGCTGCAAATAATGGAACTTTCACAATCGTTGAAGTGAACCAATCAGGTGGCTCAAACATTGTTGTTGTGAATAGCTCAGGCGTTGCGCAAACCTCAGCCGCTGGCACCATTCAACACACCATTTTTTCTTACAATTTCACAAACCCGGTTAATGCTCAATTTGTTGCAGGCGAGCAATGCGTTTTCGCTTCACACACAAGCGCAAACAACAACGGCACAAAAACAATTTACAAAGTAAATGAGGCCGGCAACAACGTATGGGTTAAAAATGCAACCGGAGCAACTCAAGGAACTGTTACCGGAAATGCAAGTGTTGGTCGTTGGGTTTACACTTATTCAAGCCCAGTTTCATCACCTGATTTCACTGTTGGTGAAAAGGCAAAAATGGCTTCACACACCAACGCCTTAAATAATGGTAGCTTCACAATCACTGCCTTAAATAGTGGTGGCAATAATATCGTGGTTTACAATGCTGCGGGCGTTGCCCAAGGTGGTGCGGTTGGAACTGCGAGCACAAACCGTTGGATTTATTCGCTTGCGATTGACCCTTCAGCTCAATTCACAGTGGGTGAATTTGCTCAACTTGAATCGCACACCACTTCAGCAAATAACGGGATTTTTGTTGTTAAACAAATCAACCGCTCATCATTAAGCAATTTAGTTATTTACAACGAAAGCGGCGTTGCCCAAGCGGGCATTGCCGGCTTTACCAGGCACACAAAAAAGCTCATCAAGTTTGCAAGCGATCAATCATCGGTTTTTACAACGCTTTCATTTATTGAAATGGTTGGAACGGTTTCAGGAAGTTATCTAAAAAATGATGGGCTTTTTCCATTTCAAGTTTTGCAAGTTAACCGTGGTGGTGGCGTAAATTATAACGTAGTCATTCGCGTTGATGGCGGACCTTCGCAAGCATCACCGGCAGGTTATGTGCAAACGGAAATGAAAAGCATTTTCAACTCTGCACCTACGCTTTCTAATGATGTAACATCATTAGAACCGAACGAATGGGTTTCAGGTTCAAGTACGAATTTCATCGTGCAAACACTTCCGGCGAATACATTTTTGGGGTTGTATGTTTTGCAATGGCCAAGCGGTGACCCACAAACATTACGCGTGACTTTACATAGCTAATTAAAGGAGAAAATTCAAATGCCTCAAGTGCAAAAACAATGGAAAAAGCAAATTTTTTTTAATGCATCAGGATCATATACTTCAAGTGCAACCACTTATGAAGCAATCATAGTTGGATCAGGCGGCGGCGGCGGTGGAGGCGGCGGCGGCGGCGGTGGAAATGGTGGTCACTCAAATTTGGCAGGTGCGGCAGGATCGGCAGGCGGTACTGGCGGCACAGGCGGAAACACCTCGATTGTTGGCGATGTTGTCAATTTAACATTTACAGGCACAGGCGGCGGTGGCGGTGGAAGCGGCGGTGCGGCTGGGGCTGCAGGATCAACTGCTGGAAGGGCTGGTGGATCAGGATCAAGCGGGGCGCATGGCACAGGTACATTGGGCGCAATTGGTTCACAATTTTCTTTTTTTAGAAGGGCAGTGCAAGGGCTAACTGGTTCTGCTGGTGCTTCTGGTCCCGGAACTGGAGCAGCATTAACAGCGGGTGGTGGTGGTGGTGGTGGTGGATCAGGCGGAAATGGCGGGGATGCGCATGGGATTTCAAAATCTTTCCCAATCGTTCCAAATACAGTTTATACAATCACAATTGGTGCGGCTGGTGCAGGAGGTGCAGGAGGCGGAGGAAGTAGCCCCGCAGAGGGCGATGGAGCGGGCGGCGCAGGTGGGCGCGGCGGCGATGGCGGGCAAGGTTTTATTGGGATCATTTACGATGATTCACAAGTAGGATAATTAAAATTTAAGGAGATAATTAATGACAATCGGAGTTTTTAATAAAGGTATATTTGTTGATTTTTGGTTGAATGAACCAAGCGACAAATCATGGGTTGAGCGTACAATTTCCGCAAAAGGTTGGTTGCGCCAAGACGTTGAAGTTTATTTGTATGAGTTGGCACGAAACGGAAACGAAGTTTTGTCATTCGATGCGAACAAAAATTTGCAAAAGATGATTCAACAAGAAATCGACGTTGATTTGCAAGTTGAAGTTTATGGAGTTATGCAAACCAAAACACAAAAGAAAAACATTTGGGTTGTGGAACAAACATTCAATAAAATTCCGTTTTATCTGAATGGCTCGCATGTTTAATGACCAAAAAAATTAATGATTATCAAAAGCGATTAATTAAACACATCTTAGGGCCTGACCCAAGGCATGTTGAACTTATGTTTTTGATTCATCAAATGCAAAATTGCGACCAAGTGTTAGTGTGGCTTTACAATCAAGGCTACAATGGCAAAGCTCTGAGCGATTGGATTACTCGCGACCATGCCGGCGACTTCATGCGGGCCCATGAGTGGCTTTCCAATAAATTTAAAGAACGTCAAATTTATAACACTGGCAAAAATCAACTGATTATTTAGCATTTAATTAGTGAAGCAAGGGCAACCGTAATGGAGAGACTACGATGCCAAATGAAGCTTTGCGCTTAAAAAATTATCGCGTTTTCAGTACGCTCATCAAAAACATAAAGAAGCTAAAAGAATACAACGAAATCACGGCAGCCGAGGCCGAGTGGTTGCTTGCGAAAACTGAAAGCCTATACTCAAAGCTTAAGGCAGAATTCAGAGCAAAAAACAAAAGCTCTTATAAGAAAAAGGGCCGCCCCAAATACCCAAGCCGCAATGAGATTTACAAAACATGCAAAAAGCCTGGTTGCAACAATAAGACCGCACTTGATCAGGTGTATTGCTGCAAAGACCATGCACCACTGGCTCATTTTTTAGAATAATTGGCCCCTCAAATTAAAAAAAAGCGTACGGCATTACTCTTTAAGCAAGAGGAAATAAGACCATGCTTGACCAAATCTTGAACTTCATCAACCACAATATGATGACCGCAACCGGAATGATCACCGTTTCAATCGAATTTGCTTTGCGAATGGTTAAATCCGACAAGCCACTTTCAATCATTTACATCGTTGCTGACGGCATCAAAAAAGTTGGCGCAATTTGCAACACCATTGGCGTTCTTTTGGATAAGGTTTTGCCACAACGCTTGAACAAATAGGCCGGCATTTCTGCAAGCCCAGGCGCTTAAAACATGGCTGAATCAATCTTTAAACTATTGGCAAATTTAAGCGAGATTTTCGCGGATAGGATTAGCAGCGAAACGACAAGAAAGGTGTATGAGCTCAAAAAGGAATATGATCACGAAAACGCAAAAGATTATCTCACTCGCGATCACAACAGGCTTGATCACATTAACGCAGAACTCTTGCGCCTTACTGAGCTCTATTCCCTTGAACTTCAAAGATCGAACGTGGTGGATTCACCCAAATAAGCCCGCTCTTTTTTATAATTTTTACACCGAATATAAATGCGGATTTTTAAAGCTTGCTCACTGTTATGAGCTCCACACTGATGAGATAGATTTGACCGTTGCTGAAAACAGAAAGCGCCTCATTGACGCTGGCTTTACTGTGAGGACTCAAAAATGAATAAAGTTTTAATTCTGATTGCTGTTTTGGCGGTTTCATCTTGCTCTCACAAACCAATCAAGTTTGAACAAAAGCCGAGCGTTGTTGTTGAGCCGGTAAAAGAGCCAATTGAAAACGCGAAATTCAAATTTCTGCCAAGTTCTCTCGCCACCATTGATGATGCCATCACGGTCACTAAAATCGAAGAAAAGGTGAATGAAGCAGTAAACGGCGAATGCTTTAAAAATGAAATGCTTAAGCCTGGCTTAAAGCTCAATGAAACAAAAGACTCGCCTCAAATTGTTTATTCAAAGATTAAATCAGCGCAAATTGAGGCCGTGATTAGTTATTACAGCCAGCGTTTCACAAGTGCGGTTGCGTACGCTGAAAAAGGCATCTTTTATTTCAATCGGCGCATGATTGGTGGTTGGTCAATTTGCGACTTTGCGAGCACCGCTCTTCACGAGAGCACGCATTTGAGCCCGCTCAATTACTCGCATGCTTTCAAAAATTACAAAGGGCGCGAAATGACGGTGCCTTATTACATGAATCAGATAATGGAGAAATGTTGCAAATGAGCGTTAAGAGAAACGATTTGAAAGTGGCTCAAGGTGATGATTACACGCTTGCAATCGAATGCAAGAACGGCACAACCGCAATCGACATTACGAATTACATTTTTTTTGGCAAAATCAAATCAAAGGCCGATTTAACAACCGTCATTGCTGAATTCACAGTGAATAAAGGCAACCCCGCTCTTGGCATTGCTCATTTGAATTTGAGTGCGGCAGTGACTTCAGCTATGCCAATTCCCGTTCAGAGCGATCACGTTAAAAAATCCGCGTTCTTTGTTTACGACATTTTGATGCAAAAGCCTGATGGCACGAAGAAAAGAATTTGCGAGGGAACTTTTGAACTGACCCCAGGGGTGACTCTATGAGTGACATTATTGTAAACATTAGCGAGCCAAGCAATGACAGCGTTGAAATCAGCGTTTCAATTAACGCTCCAAATGATGATGTAAATTTGAACCTCTTGCCAAGCGCGGTGCCAGGCCCAAAAGGCGATAAGGGTGACACCGGCGAAACTGGAGCAACCGGCGCTCAAGGTCCGCAAGGTTTAAAAGGTGATCAAGGAGAGATCGGCCCAGCGGGAGCAATTGGCCCTCAAGGTCCGCAGGGAATTAAGGGCGACACTGGCGCAACCGGTGCTCAAGGCTTGCCCGGAGCGACCGGCGCAACAGGGCCTCAAGGCCCACAAGGCTCTCAAGGAATTAAAGGCGACACCGGAGCGACAGGCCTGCAAGGCTTACAAGGATTAAAAGGCGATACCGGTGCAACTGGACCACAGGGGCCAAAAGGTGACACTGGTTTAACCGGTTCACAGGGGCCAATCGGATTAACTGGCTCAACCGGACCGCAAGGCCCTCAAGGAGTGCAAGGAGACATTGGGCCTCAAGGAATTCAGGGAGAAACAGGCCCCCAAGGTCCGCAAGGTTTACAGGGGCCTCAAGGTATTAAAGGCGACGTTGGCGATACCGGTCCGCAGGGCGCACAAGGGCTCACCGGCCCGGCAGGTTCGCAAGGACCAAAGGGCGACACTGGCGATGTTGGTCCGATGGGCCCGCAAGGTGCTCAAGGTGCAACCGGTCCGCAAGGTATTCAAGGCGAGCCGGGGCCACAAGGACCTCAAGGCATTCAAGGTTTGCAAGGTGATGTTGGAACTCAAGGGCCACAAGGCTTGCAAGGTATTCAAGGGCCTCAAGGAGATGTTGGGCCTCAAGGTTTACAGGGTGAAATTGGTCTGACAGGCCCACAAGGCCCGCAAGGAATTCAAGGCCTAAAAGGAGACACTGGCGACATTGGACCGCAAGGCCCGATTGGTTTAACTGGACCGGCAGGCCCGCAGGGCATTCAAGGCATTCAAGGTTTGAAAGGCGATACCGGAGACACTGGCTCGCAAGGACCAATTGGAAACACTGGACCCCAAGGGATTCAAGGACCAACTGGCGCAACAGGCCCGCAAGGCATTCAAGGTGACGTTGGCCCCGCAGGTCCACAAGGTGCAACCGGCGCAACCGGAGCGACTGGCCCGCAAGGCCCAGCGGGTGCAAGTGGCGTTAGTGATCATAGCTTACTAAGCAATCTCAATGCAGATGATCACACTCAATATCACAACGATACTAGAGGTGATGCTCGCTATGTTTTAAAGACCGGTGACACAGTGACCGGAAGTTTGGGAATTGGTGTTACCAATAGAGTTTCACCGCTTCAAGTTTCATCTGTTGATAAAACAGTTAGCTCAACACTTTATACCAGTGATTTTATAACTTTGAGCGCTGAATCTACGGCCCCCGGATTTAACATTATCACTTCTAGTGATACTTCTGGGCATCGAGGTGTTTTCAAATCTACTCGCTCTCGCAATACTCTTGACGCACCTACAGCAGTACAAAATGGTGATCAGACTTTATCTATCGTCGGCGCTGGTCATGATGGCACAACTAATATCACAACGGCAGGAATTACTTTTTCAGTAGACGGGGCTGTTTCTACAAGTGCAGTACCTCAAGCAATTACTTTTGCAACAGGTGAAGGCGCTACTCGTACTGAGCGAATGAGAATCACTAGCTCTGGAAAAGTCGGAATCAATACTATTCCAACCGCAGGCAGTGCGACATTGAGCGTGAAAACCACTGCGATACCTTCAACCGCAGAGGCAATCGCTTCATTCTCAGTTTCGGATTCAACCGCAAACTTGAATATCGGCAACGCCGCGACAACGGACGGAACATTTGTTCCTTCACTTGCGCACACGCAAGCAAACGGAAACATCAACTCTGCGTCTTTGTATCAGGGTTTCATTTTCAACACGGATGACACCGGAACAAATCCTATCAACGTGTTCAGAGCGCAAACGCAAACAACTTTAGGTGTTTTAGCGGCGGTTGTGACTCGACCGCTTTATCAGTTTAGAAACTGGACGACAAATCTTCTTACCATTTTAGCAAACGGTAGAGTAGGGATTGGAACCGATACACCTTCAGAGCTTTTAGATGTAAACGGAAACGTGAAAGCAAGTGGAACTGTTTTAGGTTCTAACCTTTCAGGCACCAATACAGGCGACGAGACGACCGCAACGATTAAAACCAAGCTCGGGACGCAGCTTAATGAGCTGACACGCTTTAAACTAGACGGAAATGAAATGAACTATTCAATCCGAGTGACGATGGGCTCATCAATATTGTCAGGCTTGAACGGCATGACCACAGGCTCAACCGGCACGATTGCCCTTGCCCCATACAGTAGTGCTTCAGTCATTGGTAAAATTCCGCATGTGACTTTAAACACAACTTCAACAGCGGGATCAACAACAGGCTTTCGTGGTGCTTCAACTTCATTCAGTGTTGGTGGGGGGTTGCGATTTAGTACGATTTTCATGATTAACGATGCCGCAACGGTGGCGGGAGCAAGGCATTTTTGTGGCATGAATAACTCATCCTCAGCAACAGCAATCAACGGCTCATCAAATAACAACCCATTAATGAATTCATTGACTAACTTTTTTTGCTTTGGTCATGACTCTGGAGCGGGTGATACGAAGTTTTACATTTATCACAATGGCGCTACCCCAGGCGCAACAACAAAAGTCACATTGTTAAACCTTTATTCAATTTCCGCTACCGATAATATTTTCAAAGTTGATTTTTACAATGCGGCTGGCTCAAGTGAGCTTCACTATCAAATTACGGGCTTGATTAGTGATTTAACTGAGATTGGTACAATTAGCTCAAACCTTCCAAACGTGCAACTATACCCTCACAATGAGCGCTTTAACGGTGGAACTTCAGCGGTTGTGAAGCTTGAAGCAGGGTCAATTAGCGTGTACTCAGGATGTTAAGATGAAAAAAATCATAGTCAAAAAAAATGAAATCCAAATGGCCTTGTCAATTGTTGAGGAAAACGAGTTTGAGCTTGCCATGCAGGGATTAATAAATGAATACCCTGATTGCGAAATCATCGTCTCAACCACAGAACTCGAAGAGTGTTACAAAAACAGAATGGCAGAATATCCGGGCATTGAGGATTTCTTAAACGCTTATTTTGATGGCGGGGAATTTGCGGTTCAAGAGCTTCAAAACATGCGTTTAGCTGTTAAAGCAAAATACCCGAAGCCCTCACCGATATAAAACAATGAGCTTTGATGATTACAAAAAGAGCGCAACACGATTAATGAAGCTTGAAAATCTATTTTTTAAAGTAAAGTACCTCATTAGCATTGGCAGCGATTCATCAAGGCTTGATGAAATTGACGAGGCTTATATTGAAATTGTGATGGCTTGCAATCAAATCGACAGGCTCGCCCCAATGGACAAAATGGAGCTTAAGCAATGACTCAGCCCTCAAACTTTGCTCTCGCGCTTATCAATGAAGCCTCTCTTTTGGTGGGGGGGGAAGGTGAGCGGGAGCCTAACCGCAGCCCATTCATTGATGCTTGTAATAGCTTCACAAAAGCGCCCCTTGGTTCGCCTTATTGCTTAAGCGCAATTCTTTATCTCGCGCACAAAGTAGCGCAAGAGCATGGTTTACAGCTTGATTGTGCAATCACAGGCTCAACCGTTGCTTTTTATCGTAAAAGCTTGCGCGGGCATGTTGCGGAACCGGAGCCAGGAAGCGTGATCATTTGGCAGCGAATCGACGAGCCCGCGAAAGGGCACGCCGGCCTCATTGAGGGCGTGTTAGAAAACGGCATGCTGAAAACGATTGAATTTAACACAAGCTCAAATGGAAGCGGTATCAATCGCGAGGGTGATGGCTGCTTTAGAAAAGTGCGCTCACCTCATGGCACCAATAAAATGCGCGTCTTAGGATATGTGCGATTGGTGAGTGGCGACCCCACCCCGACTTGAACGGGGATTTCCACTTTAGGAAAGTGGTGCTCTATCCTGTTGAGCTATGGGGTCACGCGCAAACCCTATCAAATCGCTTTGAAGTTCTGAATCACTTTTTCATGCTTTTCTGGAATGTTTGGCTCACGAATATAAAGCATGGTTGTTTCGATTTCAGAGTGACGCATGTGCTCTTGCAAGAGGGTAAGGCTTATTCTTTTGATTCTTCCAAGATAAAGCGCACTTGAGCGCCTCAAGTCGTGAATAGTGGTGCCAAGGTGGGGCCTGACTTCGCGGTTCCAAGCTTGAACTAAGCCGTCATAAGAAAGCGGGAAAAGCCTTCCCTTGGGGCGACTTTCAAGAATGTTGGCAATCATAAGGGCGGCCTCTCTATTCCAAATGTTAACCACAGCGCGGCGATAGTCATTTTTTGTGAATTCAACAGGCACTTTGTTGCGCCCGCTTGAAATTGTTTTGGTGATGGCCACGGATAAGAGAGAGCCCATTTTCTCAGCGCGGAAGCCTGGCAATGTTTTTGAGTTGGCTTCAGTGTACTCGCCAGTAAAGAAGCTTTCCTTTTCAAGCCCGCCAAGCTCTGAAGGCGAGAGAGCTGCAAAGTAAGAAAGCAAAACGGCGAGCTTCATTTCATCGGCTGAGATGACGGATGAGCGGCCAAGATTTTTGGCTGGCCGGTACTTTTGAACAAACTTCAAAACGGCTTCAGGTGTCAGCCTCACCTTGAGTGGTGTGATTTTCTTATTTTCCCTTGCCGGAATTAAGACAGAGAAGGGGAAAGACATGATTCGCTGAAACACGAGAAACTGGCCAAAGCGTTCAAGGGTCCAAAGCGACTTTTGAATGGTGCCATCTTTATAATCTTTACTGTAAAGCCAAGTGTGAAAGTCGGGCACAAGATCGTGCCAAGTTTCTGGATTCTTGTTTTGGTGCTCACCGACAAAGAATGGCAAAAAGTGGTTATTGAAAACCCCAAGCTCGCTTTCGGTTGTTTTCTCGCGGCGCTTTCGGCTCTTGGCCCGCTCTGATTGGTACTTGCTCCAAAGGGTTTGAAGTCTTTCATCGCTTCTCAAGTGAATTCGATTGGCGCGGTCAACCGTCTTGCCGTGGCTCTTTTCCCAATTCTCAAGCCAGGCTTGGGCCTCGATTGGTGGCTTGTTGTCGAGGTGCTTGGTGAGCTTGCGAGGCAATTGCTTCAGCTTGCCGGTGCCCGACTCATGATAGTAAACATAAACGCCCTTGCGCCCTTTTCGTTTGTCTATGAATGCCATTCTTTAATGTTAGCATTTTGACGGTGCTTTGGAAATCGAGCATTTAGTTTCTATTATCCATATCCAATGTTAAGCCTTTTGCGAGCAACTAAGAACATGAAATCATTGAACAAAAGTGGATACTGCGCGCCTTTAGGAAAGATCTGTTATATCCATTTAAGGACGCACAAAAAAAGCCAAAAGAGTTGAGCTCCTTTGGCTGTGTTTTGGCTATTTTTTAGGGGTTTAAGCTTTTATAGTGCGGGCAATTTGGCTTTGGATTGAATGGGAATGAGATAGTTTGAGATAGTCAACGCGGGGAATAGAGGGGCAAACAATGCGTGTTAAAATATCTTAATCTAAAGCACGCAAGGAAGTGGTGGGTTGAGCTTGACGGCCTCGCCAGTTTGGCCTGAAAGCTCTTTGTAGGCGTTTGAATAAACCCTGGCTTGGATTTCCTGAAGCTCAGTATAGGTGAGTGATTGGCTTATTCCGCGCTCTTTAAGGTCGCGCAAAACGTCGCAAGAGATTGAGTTGGCTTTTGATTGTGGTGGGCTCAGATTGTTGCCACACGAAGCGAGAAGCAGCATGAGGGCAATGCATGGCTTTTTGTTGTTGATGTGTTTTAAGAGGCTTTCAACGAGGATTAAAAGAGCCTCAATCTTTGAGTGCTCATCATGGCTTTCGATATTTTCATCGTTGCAGATAGCATTTTCAGCGTTGCAGATAGCATTTTCAGCGTTGCAATCGGTGTCTTTTATTTGCTCATGGTTGCTCTTGGCACTCATAAACACATTTTATATTATAGGTATTTAAATAAGCAACACTTATATTTAAATAAGCAACACTTATATTTAAATAAGCAACACTTATATTTAAATAAGCAACACTTATATTTAAATCGGAATAAATTTGAATTGAATTAAAATGAAGTTGTTAAATTGCTGAATTGCTTGGCGTTTTTCTGCCAGTTTTTTGACTTTCTTTTAGTGCCTTGTTTTCACAAGTGCAAATGTAAATGAGACAACTGAGCTCATGCGGTTCGCTCTTAATCATTTCCTCAATTTCTTCAGGCGAAAATGATGCGGTAAAGTACATTCTTAATTTACTCGCTTTTAAGTTTAGAAACTCAAACATTAAACATTCACCACTGTTTTAAAAATGGCGGCAAAGGAAACCAAAACAAAGGTTCATTTGTTATTGCAATGCCGCCACTCTTTTTTGTAATGCCCCACTAATTAAAAAACGGAAGTTTTCAACTAGCGGGGCGAAAGAGCTTGTCGGTATTAATCCGGGGCTCTTTATTGCCGGTGTGAAATTGACTCTGTCTCAGGCCACCGGATCAATTCTTTTTGCTTGGTAACAATAGCGCGGCAATGCAACATCCTAAAACAAATGCAAAGCCGACCACTATTGCCACCCCAAACCAAAGAAAAATTTCACCAAGAGTTATCATTTGAATCGCCTCTTTTTCTTGGTTGCTCCATAAGATAAGCAAGGTCAAAGCGCTTAATCATTTCAATCAACGTTGTACGATTAAGGCCTAGCTTTCGAGCGGCTTCAGCCTTGTTATTGTTTGAGTGAATAATGGCGCGCATTACGTTCAAGCGCTGAAATTCGATTGTCTCTTGTCTTAAATTGATTGTTTTCATTCGCATGCCTCAGCTTCAGGCTCAATTTGAGCAAACCGGTTTATTTCTTGTATGTTGAAGAAAATGCGCCTGTCATGCCTTACTGGATTGATGAGCCTTTTTTCAATCAAACGCCTGACAGCCTTTGGCGATCTGCCAATCATTTCAGCCGTTTCAAAAATATCAAAAAGAACTCTTTTGCTGATTGGATTAATGCTTTCCAACATGATTTAAACCTCAGTTTAATTAGCGCTTATAAGTTTTCGCGTATGTTTTAGGCGCGTAAGTTGGCTTTTGTGGCGCTGGCTTTTGAGTTTCTTGCGCTTCTTTTTTAGCAAGATAAGCCTGGCGATCAGCCTCATATTTCTCAGCCAATCCGCTTTGATCTTTAAAAGCGTTCACCATTTCTTTAAGCTCTTGAGCAAACTCGGTTGGGAATTGCAAAGAGATGTTACCCTCTTGATCAATCTTGCCAAAGATTTGAAGCGAGCAAAAATCGCCACTATAGAAATCACCATATTGGCCAGATTTTTTATAAAGCTTGCCAAGGTTGGCATTCTTGTAAACTTTTTGTTCTTGGTTGTTTTGGTAGCTCATATTTACTCCTTTTTATTGATTATCTAATTGGGTCAACTGTTTATATTTCCAAGGCGCGAGCTCAAAGGTTTCAATCTTTTGCTCATGCCCTGGCCAAAATCCTGAAGTGATGCACTCATGATAAAGGCGTAAAAGTGGTTTCAAAGCGGCTTCAGCGTAACAAACAACGTCCATTGGCAAGCGGCCCACTCTGACCTCATAAGGCGGTGACTTTTCAACAAAGACAAAAATAAAATCAATTTCATCAATGCCAGTGATTAGGCGAGCGCCCATGAGATAATGCGCGTTTTGAAGGTGGTAAGAGTATTTCGAGATTGATTGGCTTATGCCTTCATTGCTCACGTCATCGCAAGTTTTAAGGTCAGCAATCACGCGTTTCTTTTGATTGAAATAATCGGCTCTTGCTTTGCATGGCGCACCCGATGTTGGGTCGGTCCAGAACATGCTGACTTCTGATTTCCCGCCAGTGAATAAAGCGCGAGCCTCTTTGTGGCTCATCACCGAGTCACGCATGGCTTTTGCTTGCGCAAAATCATCCTCGCCAATGATATTGATGCCTTGCTTTTCGGCTTCAGCTTTAAATTCCTTATCGGCGTTTGTTCTAAGGTTCAGCTCTTTCACCAAATATCGCTTCTCGAACTCTTCAGGCTCCAATACAAGGGTGTGAACACAGGTGCCAATTTGCATTGCAGGCGTTGGTTTTCTTGTAATTTCGCTCAGTGCTTTTGCTTTCGCGGGTGAATTTGAGCCGAGGGATTTTAAGAATGAAGCGTTTGCAGCTTTTTGAGAAAAATAAGCCTGAGACTCAAGATCATAAACGAGGCCGATTAAATCACTCTTTTGATTCTGTTGTTTTTCTAAAGTTTTGACCGGTATTCCGGACTTTTGGACGATATTTGATTGTTTCATTTGCAATACCCCCCGGCTTTGCTATATATGGGCAATAAGTGGACCTTGTATTCACAAAGTATTAAAATAATAAAAGAAAGGAAAAATGCCTTTGATTACAATTTAAATCTCTATAGCTTATATTTTAATAAGTAGCTTATTGCTTATTTTTATTAGTAATCGACTTTTTGACGGTTGTCTAGCGCATTTTTGACGTATGGAAAAAACAAGTAAAATTTTTTTAATATTAGGCGAAAGAATCGCAAAAAAGCGTGAGCGATTGCAATTGAGCCAAAAAGATTTGGCTGATTTGCTTGGCATCACTCAATCAAGCATTGCTCAAATTGAGAAGGGCCAAACAAACCCAAGCTTTGGTCGCCTTGTTATCATCGCAAAAGCTTTAAAGGTTGGCGTTGATGAGTTGGTGAGCGAAAACTCAGTGACAGCTCCAATCAAAATTGATGCAAATGCAGACCTTAAAGACAATCTTGAAAAGATTAAAGACTACCTGACAAGCGAGATTGAAAGAATTAAGCCAGGCAAAGGTCGCTCTTCAAAAACTGAAATCCCGCTCGATATTTTGGAAGCCATTTCTGAGCTTGGTAAAGTTCAAGGTGGCCATGAAATGTTGCGCGCCTTTTCAAAAAGCGTTCTTTCTAAAAAAAAATAAGATCAGCAAAATAAGATTTAACGCGCTCTCGCACATCGTTTAATGTTCCCCGTATTCCCCTCACTTCCCCTTGTTGCCCTTTTTTAACATCATCAAATTTTCATGCTTATTTTTCAATAAGCTTTGATTATCTTGCTTTTGACTCTTCACGAGTCATTCAAATCGCATAGCCGGTGGGGTTTCCTTGCTTCACAGTTTGAACCTTGCCGGCCTTGCCCCTCGTGATTAGTTGGGGGAAGCAAATGGCGACTAAAGAAAAGAAACACTATCCACAGCCTTATCGTTTTGAAATCGCAAAAGCGAAATTCAAAAGAGCCAATGGCACATTCACAATTCATGCACCTGAAGGCGTAAATGAAGAGGAGCTTGATTTAATCACGCAAGCTCTTGAGCTATTCAGTGATGTTGAAAAACATTTAGAGGGCAAGAAATGAAATTTTTTAAACACTTTACTGACTCACATCGTGGCAAATCTATTCAAGCAATCAAAAGTAAATTTGGTTTAGAGGGCGTTGGACGTTACTGGACCTTTGTTGAGCTTTGCGCTGAAAAGCTTGAAAAGAAAAAGGAAGAAAGTCTCTCTGAGGAGCACTGCGTTTTTGAGTTTGATAAGACTTATTTGATGACTTGCTTGGGCTACCCAAACCACATGAGGGTGCGATGCTACCTCGATGCTATGGCGATGCTAGGCTTATGCTCCTTCGATGAGACGGCGATGACATACCGATGCTCAATGCCTAACTTGTTGATTTTTATGGATAGAGATTCAAAACGCGCGCGCACTGAGCGCGCACCTAGCGCGCCTAAGATAAAAGATAAAAGAATAAAGAATAAAGATATTATTACAGCCGCACATACGCATGACAGTAGCAGTGTTTTAATAATGCCAGAATGGGCACACTCAAAGCTTAGTGAAGAGGGCAAAGCACTCATTGGCAAAGTGAAGAAACAAGCCACACTCGACTCTTGGCTTTCAAAATACAATTCAGATTTCTTAATCGAAGAAATTGGCAACGCCTCACTCTGGCTTGATGAGACTGGCAAGAGCGTCAAGAACGTTGGAACATTTTTGACTGGTTGGTTTTCACGTTCAAAGAATCCGTTAAAAACTCAGGAAAAGAAAAAAACAATCGACTTCCGAAACGTAAATTGGGGGCCGGTGACGTGATCAATATGGTTTACACATACGCACTACACGACTCAGACAAGGCAAATCACAAAGGCACAACGCCAATCAACCGCAATGATGCGAAAGCATGGAATGAGCGAGGCTTTGGCATATTCCACACAGTGCAAAGCTTTAAATCCAACGAGAGGAAAGTTGAAAACCTTATCGGCATTAATGCATGGGCTATCGACATTGACGAGGGCACCAAAGAGGAGCAAATGCAAAAAATCAAAACAGGTTTAAAGCCAACGATGGTTGTTGAGACAAGAAACGGCTTTCATGTTTATTGGGCATGCGATGACAAAGATTTTGAAATCTCAAAACGCTATTATTCTGCAATTGTCGCAAATCGCTTGGTGCCTTATTACAATGGCGATAAGCGCGCAAAGGATTTGTGCCGGCTTTTAAGAGTGCCAGGCTTTTACCACATGAAAGACCCGGCAAATCCTTTTTTGATCGAAAAGAAAGAATTTAATCCAATCAAGTACACAAGCCAAGACATGCTTGATTACTACAAAGATTTAGAAGCCCCAAAAGAATACAAGCGCCAATCAAAAGCTCTCATAAGCGAAAACATTGAAGGCAAAGCTTTCTTTGACAGGCTTTATGCGTTTGACCAACAAGAGGCACTCAGTCGCTTTTCAGGCCATGATTTAGTCAATGGCGAGATTTTTACTTTCAAGCCTTCAGCAAAAGGCAAGCGAAACATTTTTGTGAATGGCAAAGGCACATCGACTTTCATTTGCAGCGAGAACCGCATTGGCTCAATGGACGGTGGCGGGCCAACTATCTTTCAATGGCTGAAGTATTACGGCAATGACTCAAAAGTTTGCATCAACGAAATTAAAAAACTAATTCCTGAAGTGGGGGCGTAAATGGAAAACAACAATCAAGATTTTGAAAGTCTTTTTGATCACAACCAAAATGAATTCAGCAAGTCAGTGGACCGCACTGGCTTTGTGAGCGCAGCGATTGACCCAAAAACCGTAAATGAAACTTTGATTGCACTTGGTAAAAACAGAATCTCATTTGGCATTAATTTTCTTGATGAGTGCCTCGGTGGCATAAATAAAAACGACTTTGTTGTTGTTTCTGCCGGCTCTGGCCTTGGCAAAACGCAAACTGCACTTTCAATTGCAATGCAAGCCGCGCTTGATGGCAAAAAGGTTTACTTTTTTGCTCTTGAGGCCGCGAGATTAGAGATTCAATACAGGATGATTTACAAAGAATTTTACTCGCTTTATTTTCGCAAATCTGAAAGCGGGCAAATCCAAAAATCAAACATAAGCCTCACGGATTTCTGGAATGGTGTTTTGTCTGAAAAATACCCGGAGCTCATTGAAGAGGCGGCTGCCAATCTTTCAAAATACGAAAACATTTTTTTGCACTATCGTGATGAGCCACTTGGTATTGATGGCTTTAAGAAGCTTTTTTTAAATATCAAAAATGATGCCGAGTTGATTGTGGTTGATCATTTGCATTACTTCAATCTCGACTCTGACAAAGAAGCTTTTGCAATCAAGGAAATTTGTCAAAGCATGAAAAACTTAAGTGGCAATCACGACACGCCAATCATCTTGGTGTCTCACATTAGAAAACTTGAAAGAAACAACCACAGGCCCGACGTTCCAACGCTTGATGATTTGCATGGAAGCTCAGAGATTGCAAAGACCGCAACAAAGGTCATCACATTTGCAAGATATACTCTTGATGGCAAAGAGGTGAATTTGGTTGCAGCAATGAAAAACAGAAATGATGGCTCAAGGCAATTGTGGACGGCTGTTTTAAATTACGACAGTGAAGCGCAAGGCTACAATCAAAAGTATTACATTGGCAGAGTTGAGCATGGAAAATTTGCTTTATGGGAAAAAGATAAGGGCGAGAAATTCCCTTATTGGGCAAAGAGTGCGGAAAACGAGGGCAAGCCAAATTGGGCCAATCCAAATGGCCTTGTTGATTCAATCCCAACAAATAAGCTTGATGAAAAGCCCAAGGCCACTGGCTCGAAAAGATATTTAGTGGATAATCATGTACGGTTTTAAGGTAAAAAAATGCTAACAAGTTCAGCAAAAGCAAAAGGCCGCAAGGCTTGTCAACAAGTCAAAGAATTACTTTACAAATACGCGCCCGATTTGCGTCAAGGTGACATTGATATAACGCCTTCAGGGGTGACTGGCGTTGATTTGAAGTTGAGCCCAGCGGCAAAGGAGCTTTACCCTTTTGCAATCGAGGTTAAAAACCAAGAGAGCTTAAACGTATGGGCCGCTTATGAGCAAGCAATCAAGCATGCAGCCGGTTCAAGTGACATGCCTATTTTGTTTTTTAGGCGTAACAAAAGCGAGCTCATGGCTTGCTTAAAAGCTGACGATTTCATCAAACTGATTCGATAATTTATGCAAGACACATTAGAAAATTTTAAACAAGAATACACTCAGGCACAAATTCAAGCTTATTTCGAGGCTTGGCAGAAATCCCAACATGGCACTAAAGAGCGCCAAGCGGCTTGGAATGCCTATTGCGATTCACGCGATGGCTTAAAGCAGGGCACAACCCAGGGGCGCGTTCTTTTCTCAAGGCTTGGCGGCAATTAATTAATTTCGTACGGGCTTACCCTTTGCTTATGGCATCACTGAGAAAACACATTAAGCCTAAAACAAGGATAAAGCACAATATTGCTTATGAGACTGTATGGCTTGACCATTTCGAGACAACAAAGAATGGCAAAAAGGTTTTTGGTGAGTGCCGCTTTAATCCGGAAACAAACCCGCCAATTCGTCAAATTGTTTTAAGCGCCGATCAATCCGACTCTGAAGCATTTAAAACATACGTTCACGAAATCTTTCACGCGATTGAAACAGAGTACGAAATACAAATTCCGCATAAAATTATTGAAGCTTTAGAAGTCGCAATTTTGCGATTTTTAAAATTGAATGGATTCTTAAAATGATCAGCGTTGATGATAAAGATTTAGGCTTACTCAATAAAGCACTGGCACGCAAAGCACCTGGCGCAACTTTTCAAGCGTACAAACGAAGCATCACAAGAACACTGAGCAAAACATCATTGCTTGCTTATCGTTTATTTGCTGAAGAATTTAACGGTAAAATCTCAGAGCTTAAGAAGTCAGGCGCTATTTACGGAAAGCAAAACAATGGCGATGGCAAAAGCATCAACTCAATGAGCGCGAGTTTAAACTTCAGCACTAAGCGGCTATCGCTATCAGCATTCAATGCAAGAGCGGTACGCAAGGGCGTGAAGTATGGGCGAGGTAAGTTCATTGCTGGCGGTTTTCGCGCACCCACTGGCCTCAATCGTGATGAGCTTAAGGAGTCATATTCTTTCTTCATTCGTAACGGGAATTTTGTAGTGCCATCAAAAGGAACTTATAAAGGATTCGTTGTGAAGAGGGGCGCCAATAAAGGTAAGCTCATGGTGCGTGAGCAATTAACTAAACTTAAAACAGTTTCAGCTTCACTTTACATTGACCGCAACAGACGCGCGCAAGCTGAGGTGGAGAGCAATATTTCATTTGAGTTTGATAAAGAGTTTGCAAGCAATCTCGACTACTACCTAGACAGAGCACTGGCCAGGGCACAGCAATGATTGAACTTTTAACGAAAAAAATTAGAAAAAAATTGAATCAACTAATTAAGTGTAATTCACGCCATCTCGCATATACCCGGTGTCATAGGTTCTATACGCGTCCTGGGAAATGCGGGTGAAAAAGT